CGGCGGCGTGTAGCCGTAGATGACGCTGGGAGCGGCCATGAGCGTGTCACGAGCGCTGGCGTCAAGGTACAAAGCCATATTGCGCCCCAGGAGACGAGAGGCCGAGGCCATCACGTCATCGAAGGACGCATTCAACAGAAGCTCCGACACGGCCACGGCGTAGCCATGCTCCGCCACCGTGATGGAGAACTGGCTGGCCGACAGAGCGTTGGTCTGCATGCGGACACCTTCAACAAGCTGGGAGGCGTCGCCCAGATTGTTATACCGCATGAAGTTAATAGTGAGCCCAGGCTGAACGCCAAGCTCGGTCTTCTTCACTGCGAACTGCTCGAACCTCAAGATGGGCATGGCCTGGAACAGGATCTCTTTTGACCAAATGGTCTGGATGGCCGCCGACAGCTGGTTGTTGGCACCCGTATATCCCGTCGGGCTTGCACTCAGGTACGGGGTGCCCGTAATTGCAGAGGGCATTCAAGCTCCTTGGTTAGCCCGCCGAGTGACGGGTGGTTCTGTCTACGTGCTCTCACGTAGCCCAAATCGGAGCCCGAGTAGTAGTCCGAGTCGGCGTTAGCCGAACAATCCCTGGTTGCGCTTCTGAGCCGCCGCCCCCATGAGGAGGTGCCGCTTCTTGCCGTATTCGTTCATGTCCATGTTGCGGATGTCCTCGGCCGTGAGCGTTTCCGTTCCCGGCTGTGCTTCCATCGGCCCGCTGGGCGGAGCCGTGATCTTGGTGCCAGGCATGCCCTGGCGCTGCGCCTGCTGGGCCTGCTGAACGTCGCCGACGATCTGTGCCGTCTTGGCCTTCAGCCGCTCGATGCTCTGCTCGATCTCCTCCTCCGACCCACCGCTGATCATGTCGATGAGTTGGGGCAGGATGTTGTCGACCTCAGCCTGCATGCGCTGAGACCGGTACTCCATGAGGCCGGAGAACTTGCGCTCCTGCTCCAGGAGAGCTTCCGCCTTGGCCTGATTGGCCTGCATCTCGGCGAACCGCTGCTCCCACTCCTGCGCCCGCTGCTCCAGCAGCTGCTTGGCCGACATCTCCTCTTCGGTCTTGGCCTTCTCGGCATCCTTGGCCGCCTTCTCAGCGTCCTTGGCCGCCTTCTCCCGAGCCTCCCGCTCTGCCTTCATGGCAGAAAGCTCGCCCTTCATGTCCTCGATGGACTTGTAGAGCTTGTCCTTCTCCTCCTTGCGGGCCTTCTCAATGTCCTCGGTGGTGAAGGTCTTCCCCGCCGGAGCCGCAGGCGGCTTCGGGTCTCCGGCCGGAGGCGGCGGAGGTGTGGGGTCTTCCTTGGGGATTACGACCCCCGTCGGCTCCGGCGGTGCCGGATCCACAACGGGCTTAGTGCCAGTACCAGGATCAATGATGGTCATGCCTCAGGTCTTCCTCTCAATCGTTGTCCGAGTCGGGATTCCGGCGCTGTGGCTCCTTGGTCCCGTAAGCCCTCGTTACCAGTTCTGCCAGCATTTGCTGTTGCTCCGGGTCGACCGTGAGCGGCTGAATAGGGGGCTCGCCCCCACCCGCCGTATTCACGTCCGATCCACCCGCTGAAGTTACCCCATCGCCACCCTCCTGGCCTGGAACGACCCCGGTGACCATCATGATGGTTTGCTGCAGCTGGGCATTAAGTAGGTCGAGCGACGCCTGACGTTTGGCGTCCTCAACCAGTTCTTCAAAGATCTCGGCCATCTTCTCGTCGGGGAACTCGTATCCAAGCTCTCGCAGAGCGCCAATCTTCGACTGAAGACCAAGCGCCATCTTGACCTGCTCCTCGTTCATCTTGACGAGCACGTCCACCGGCAGCGGGGGCGGCCAATGCGTCTCAGTCTGGTAGGTGATCGGATCCGCCGGATCCAGCACCTCCAGCTGCTCTGCCTTGAGTTCCTGCTCGAAGGTCGGATCCCACCGAAGTGCCTGAGGCTCCTTGAGCGCCAGCGTCAGCATCACCAGTTCGTTGATGCGCTCCAGGCCAACGCCGTAGGTCGTCTTCTTCAGGTTGTAGCGGTTCATCATGGGCTGGTACTGGATGGCCAGCGCCACACCCGAGGTGTTGGAGATCGGCTGCATCTGACCAAGCGCCGTCTCCGGCACTCCCGTCATTTCGTGCATGGCCGTCTTCAACAGCTGGAGGTACTCCAGGGGCGCCGAGAGGTTCCCACCAAGCTCCAGGTTGAACACCTGGGCTTCCTTCGGCAGCCCGCCCCAGACCTTCTTCGGGCCCTTCTCCAGCTGGCTGGCCTTGGCCCCGGTGATGACCGTGACCGGCGCAGCGTGGTAGTTGATGATGTCGGAGATGTCGGTGGCCTTCTCGTTGTACTCCCGGTTCAACGAGGTCACGTCGTGGATGTCAGCCAGCCCCCAGGGCGAGCCCGACACCGGAATGTTGGGGATGTGAACGATCGGCACGATGCCCAGGGGGTTCGGGTCCGACCGGATGAGTTCGTCGTTGACGTACTCCTCGATCCCCTCGTCGGTGATCAATTCGGTGTACGTGAAGACCTGCCGTGTTCCTTCGGCGCTGGTTCCCCAGAAGCGGTACTTCAGCTTGAAGCGCAAGAGCCGGGTGCGGTCATGTGGATGCCACTCCGGGAAGCAGTAGCTGCTGTTGAGCGGAAGGATCCGCACCCGGCCCTCGTGCACTCGCCCCGCCGGATCTACCCAGGGATCCTCGTAAGCGACCTTGACGAAGCAGTCTCCGCTGACGCCACCCTGGTTTCCCATCTCCCAGAGGATGGCGGCCTTCTTGTTGTCGACCTCCCACACCCTCCGCAGCAGGTTGGGCACGATGGCAGAGGTCTCGGGCGGGGAGAGGAAGTTGACTCCTCGCCCGAAGGTGAAGTTAGTGATGAAGTCCGACAGGGCCTTGGTGTAGTTGAACGTGATCTGGGGCTCACCCACCTCCCGGCGGTAGCCCCAGTGATGGCCAAGGTAGAAGGCCCAGTTGTGGGCGTAGCGGTTGAGCCGGGGGCCGTGGACTTCGAACTCCTCGTCCGCAAGCTCTACGAGCCCCAGCGGAGAGATAGCGATGGTCAGGTCGCTGGACGACGCCCTGAAGCTCGGTGAATGGAAATCGATTGCCACGGTCTACTTGGCAGGCCAGGGGTTCGGATTGCGCTTGCCGTTGGTGTAGCCGTGGAAGTCACTCACTGGCCCACCAATCTCCGTAGCAGCACTGACGAAGTCGGGCGCCTGGTGCTTCTGGTGCGTCCGGAGTGCCTTGTGGATGTCATCCCTCTGAAGGAAGGGCTCGCCCTTCGGAGCCCGCTCATGCTCCGTCTTCATATAGTCATACGCCTCTTGGTGCTCCTGCGGATTCTGACAGGTGTGCCCACTGCCGCCACCCGACATATCACAATGGTCTCGCCAAGCAGATCCGTAGAACTCCTTGGTTCTCTCCCGCTTCTGTTCATGGGGGAGGGCCTTGTACTCACGAGGATCCATGAGCGGGCCATAGACATCCTTCTTGGCCATCAGTGCTTCCTCCGAGGGTTCGCATTGCTAGCTCGCTGAGGCTGCGACCGCACCGGCTGGGCATGCTGCGTGAGCCCCTGTCGCCGGGCGGTCACCTTACGAAACCCCATGCCTTGCTGTGACTGCTTGCGAGGCATTACATCCTCCGGTCGGTGAAGATCCCTCCGAGGTGCCGAGACAGCTGGTCGAGCCCCGGAAGGTTCCGAAGAGCGTCCGGGTTCTCGGTACTCATGGGGCCATGCGTAGCCGACTCCTTGCCCCAGTGCTCGGTCATGCTGTTGGGCAACGCCCCGCAGACCGTGCACTTCTTCCGCCCCTTGACCGCTGACGGCCGAGACGGCGTCTGGTTCGGGATGAAGTCCGAGGACCGGTCTCGCATCTGCGGCCCCGGGCCCTTAGACATCCGCTGGAGCATGCCGGGGTCGTGCGGCGCTGACGCCCGGTCAAACGGGTCGTCGGCCATCCGCTTCCTCGGGCCGGGGGGCGGCATCAGTCCTGAACCTGAGCGGGGTTCGGGCGCATGTAGTGCCCACCGCTCCGGATGACCTCCTCGTAGGTGATCTCGGCGTAGTCGCTGAACGAGCCGTGGGCGAACTCGCTCAGGTAGGTGGGGGCTTCGACCCAGGAGGCGGAGCCGACGTGGGCCCGCTCAGCCATGGTCTCGTTGGCGTGCTTCCACTGGACCTCGACGTTGTTGTGGTTCGGGCGGCCGGGGGCGGTGATGTAGCCGTCAGCCATCCCACGCTGGAAGTCGTTCGGCACGTCAGTGTCGGTGGCGATGCCCTCTTCGAAGCGCAGCGGGCCACGGTTCCCAGGCACGCTGGGGGCCATCTTGCGCTCGTACTGGTAGGTCGGCTTCTCGGGGAAGCCGGGGTTGGGGGCGATCAGCGGGCTGCTGCCCCTCGGCTCAATACCCGGCGTCGGCATAGCGGCCTCCTGTCAGTGGCTAATTAGCACGAGTGTATGTCACGGCGAGGCGGCCGTATTGAAGGCCCCCACCCTGGACCTAGATGCCCAAGACGGAAGGGTAACCATCTTCTGCTCCGGGAACCCCTCACCGTGGCCATAGTTCATGGCATTGTTCTGCCCCCGGGTCTCCGCCGTCATGGCCTCCTTGGCCAGCGGAGAGTACATCTGGGCGTGGGAATGGAAGGCGGCCTCTTCACCGTGTCGGCTGAAGGACCGGCCAATAGCCGCATGCCCAAAGGCGTCATGCACAGCTCTGAATTTGTCGTTCTCCTCGTCGCTGAAGAACGGGTGGCCGCCCGTCGTAGCCGACTGGTTCACCTGGAGGCGCCGGTTCTTCAAGATGTCGTCCTGCATGGCCTGGTGATGCTCGTAGGGGTCATGGTCGGTGAACTCCACCTTGACCCCCAGGCCTCCCTCATGCCGGGCCTTGGTCAGGTAGTCGAACTGGCTGGCCGTCTCATCCCGCATGGCGCCATAGGCGGCGTGTACCCGGGCCGAGGGAATGACCTGTGCGGCGCTATAAGCCTGCCCGATCTTCGTACCCAGGTGAGGGTCACTCTGGATCTCATCGAGCCCCTGGCCGCTCCAGGAGCCCCCCTGACGGGCCGCATAGCGCATCGCCCCTCCTCGGAGGAAGCTGACGCCCTGCTTGCGCTCCGGGAAGTGGAAGGCCAGCTGCTCCGGCTTGGACTCGAAGGCCCCATGCACGAAGTGGGCGTCACGCATCAACGCCTCCCAGTGGAGTAACGCTCCCGACGGCTTTCATAGAAGGGAGCGACGCTTTCCTCGGCCTCCGGCATGGCTAGCCCAGCCGTGAGGAAGGCCGCCAGCGCCAGGGAGTCAGGGTAATCGTCATGAGCCTCAGGCTCTTCCGGTGCCTCCACGAGAAGGTACGGCCCCTCGTACTTCTTCTCGGCGTCGATCATCTGCTGGCGGAAGCGCTGCCACACCTTGAGGCGCCGGGTATGAGCCTCAGCTGGCCAGCCCATCATGCCCCGCTCGATCAGCTGCTTGAGGTGCTTCCACCTTTCCGACTGCGCCAGTCGATCACTGTGAAGAGCGTGCCACTCGACCTTGGGCATAAGCCTTGCCAGCCGGTCAGCAACAGCGTCTCCCACGCCCTGAGCATCGACGGCACCTGCGAGGCAGTTGTAGTTGGAGAGG